TGAACTTGAAAGCTATAGCAACAACGTTCAGAAACGGATCAAGAAACTTACCGAGAAGTATCGGAAAGAAGAAAGAGATCGTGAAGAAGCGGTTCGCATGGCTCAACAATTATTGAGTGAAAACAATAAGTTAAAGTCTCAAGTTAAGAACTTAGACAAAGGCTATGTTAGCTCAGAAGAGTCACGCTTAGAAGCGCACACTGAATCTGTTAAGCGTCAATACAGAGAAGCATATGAGTCAGGAGACTCGGATGCTATGTTTGCTGCGCAAGAACAATTGTCCAAAGTGGCTGTTCAACAGGATCGTGTCCGCGTAGCTAAACAACGACTGGAGCGAGAGGTTGAAGAACCAGAACAGACAGCTGCTCCTGTTACACCAACAGCCCCACCTGCGGCTAAACCAGATGCTCGAGCCGAAAATTGGGCGAGTAAAAATGAATGGTTTGGTTCAGATGAGGTTATGACTTATGCCGCGTTTGGTTTACATAAACGACTTGTAGAGGAAGAAGGGTTTGACCCGTCGACCGATGAGTACTATAGTGAAGTTGACAAACGCATTCGAACGGAGTTTCCACAGAAGTTCCCGAAGGCGAAGAAAACGGGCGGAGCACAGGTCGCACCTGCTGGCGCTTCAGCTACCCGCAGTACAACAAAACAGGGGCGTAGGTCGGTGAAACTCTCACCCTCCCAAATTGCGATGGCGAAACGACTGAACGTTCCGCTTGAAGAATATGCGAAGTTTGTGAAGGAGTAAGACAAATGACTGACAGAAAATCACGCGAAAGCGTAACACGCGAAACAGAAACGCGCCGTAAACCATGGGCACCGCCCAGTCGCCTTGCTGCACCAGACGCCCCTGCGGGGTTTGTGCATCGTTGGATTCGAACCGCAATGCGTGGTGAAGACGATAAGATGAACGTCAACACTAAGCTACGCGAAGGATGGGAACCTGTTCGTAAGGACGAGTATCCAGACTATGAAGCTCCCACTATTGACGAAGGTCGATTTGAGGGCATCATCGGACAAGGTGGATTGATGCTGTGTCGAATACCTGTAGAAACCGCCCAAGAACGATCCGCGTATTACGGGAACCGGACCCGCGAACAAATGGTAGCAGTTGATCAGGATTTAATGAAGGACCAACATCCTTCAATGCCGATTAGTAACAATCGGCAAAGTCGTGTATCCTTCGGAGGCTCACGAAGAGACTCCGAGTAACTTTTATTGAGGTGCTATTATGGCAAATTCTAACGGATCCTTTGGGCTACGACCCATTGGGAAAATTGGCCAAGGAGTCAATTCTACCGGGGCAACGGAATATCGCATAGCTCCAGGTAACACAAACAAACTATACCAAGGTCAGCCGGTAATACCGACTGCGGCTGGTGTAATTGACGATCTACAAGCTGCGGCTGGTGGAACTGTCTCTATTGTAGGTGTGTTCTGGGGATGTGAATACGTTTCTTCTACAACTGGCGCAACTATCTGGTCCAACACATGGCCAGGTGCGGGTGCTGATACCAACTACCCTGTTAAGGCTTTCGTTTATGACGATCCTATGCAGACGTTCACAATTGCTACATCTAACGTAGTTGCTGCGGCAAACACTGAAGCGGAAATTCGCGCAGCAGTATTTGCTAACATTGCACTTGCGGGTGGTAATAGTGGTAGTGATACTACAGGTATCTCTTCAGCAACTGCTGACCTAAACACAATCGCTGCCACTGCATCGTTATCTCTAAGAATCATGGGTGTTCAAGAAGACCCTGATAATTCAGATTTCACTGTAGCTGGTATTCCATTAATCGTTCGCTTAAACAACCATTTCAATGCTCCAAACGGAAGTATTGCACAGGGTACTGTTTCTGTGACTGGCGTATAAGGGGGCTAACAGATGGCTATATCACGCGCACAACTAGCGAAAGAGCTAGAACCCGGTCTCAACGCCTTATTTGGCATGGAGTACAATCGGTACGAAAACCAACATTCAGAGATCTTCACTACTGAATCTTCAGACCGTGCGTTTGAAGAAGAAGTAATGTTGGCTGGATTTGGTGCGGCACCTACTAAGTCAGAAGGTTCTGCAATTAACTTCGACGACGCTAACGAAGCATTCACTGCTCGTTACAACCACGAAACCGTTGCACTTGCATTCTCAATCACTGAGGAAGCAATCGAGGACAACTTGTACGACCGTTTAGGCAGTCGTTACACACGCGCCCTTGCAAGATCAATGGCTCACTCTAAGCAGGTTAAAGCTGCCGCTGTATTGAACAATGCGTTCACAGGTGGTGCTTCTGCTGGCGGTGACGGCGTTGCTCTTTGTGCAACTAACCACCCGTTAACAAACGGTGGAACACTAGCTAACACTCCTGCTGTAGCTGCTGATTTGAACGAAACTTCTTTAGAAGACGCTCTGATCAACATCGCAGGTTTTGTTGACGAACGTGGTCTAAAGGTTGCTTTACGTGGAACAAAGTTAATGATCCCACGTCAGTTGCAATTCGTTGCAGAACGTTTGATGGTATCTAACCTACGTGTAGGTACTGCGGACAATGACACAAACGCAATGCGTTCAATGGGAATGTTACCAGAAGGTTATGCAGTCAACGACTTCCTAACTGACCCTGATGCATTCTTCATCAAAACAGACGCGCCTCGCGGCTTTGTTCACTTTGAAAGAACTCCGCTATCCACTAACATGGAAGCAGACTTCGACACAGGTAACATGCGCTTTAAGGCTCGTGAGCGTTATAGCTTTGGATTCTCTGATCCACGTTGTGTGTTTGGTTCACCAGGCGCATAAGCTATAAAGTATTGTTTTTTGGGAGGGGCTGCTTCGGTAGCCCCTTTCTTTTTGTTTTAATGTGTTGTATTGTTTTTGTAATGGGCATCATATTAGCTTTGTAGACAGGTATCCGCCCTCCTGACGTTGCATAGACTACAAGGCAAATCCTTATGCAAAGGGTACTAAAATGGCATCGACTACATTTTCAGGTCCAGTGACTTCAACTGCTGGCTTTATTGGCGACATCGTCGTCCCAACTTACACCGTAGCAAACGCACCTTCCGCCGCTGACGCAGGCGCGGGCACTGTTGTATTTGTTTCAAACGGCGCAGCAGGCGCAGCAATATTGGCTTTCTCTGACGGAACAAACTGGAAGCGTTCTGACACAGGCGGCACAATAGCAGCAGCATAAGGGGTAGGTTATGAGTAGATTCAAACCTGCCTCCGAAGAAGAACTAGCGGCTAGAGGAATCAAACCCGCTAAAGTTCGCGCACGAAATGAGAACGGTACGCTCAGAGCGGATGATCCTTCTACGCCTAATGTAAATGAGGCGTGGGAAGAACAACCTGTAAAGAAACGTGGACGTCCTCCGAAAAAAAAGGAATAAAGTATGGCTGGCTCAGACATAACTGCGTATACTCACGCGCAAGGTGCGGCGGCGGCTCTTATAGGTCCGTCCAGATCTCGACTTCAAGCCGTGAACATATACGCCACTACGGCGGGTTCTTTCACCCTTACCAATGGTAACGGCGGCGCAACTCTTTTAACTCAGAAGTTTCCTGTGGGCATGAACGAGATTTATATCCCAGAAAACGGAATGGTGTTTAGCTCTGGTGTCTACGTTTCTGCGCTTACAGGTGCAGGAACCGAACTGACATTTCTTTTAGCGTAAGGAATATCTATGCCTAAAATAGACAAGGCTAAGATGAAGTGTAACAAACCTAAACGTCAGATTTCTGGCGGTAAGAAGTCTGTTGTTAAAGCCTGCGATAAAGGAAAAGAAAAGATAGTTCGTTTTGGTGACGCCAACATGAAGATTAAAAAATCAGACCCTAAACGGCGAAAGTCGTTTAGGGCTCGTCATGGGTGCGATAAAGGCACTTTGGATAAATTAAAGGCCAAATATTGGTCTTGTAAAGCGTGGTAGTTATGAAATTAGAAGTCAATCAACTGGTGTCGTTTGTTGCCTTGGGTTTATTAGGTTGGGCCTCTCTGCAGGTTTACCAGATGAATGCTCAGTTGACGGTCACGTCCTACAAGGTTGAAGAAAATTACAACATGATCAAGCCTATGTGGCAGGATTTTTTGGTAAGGAACGCATATCATGATCAACCGCAGCCAGATGGCAAAGCAAATATCCACGCCACCAACAGGGAGAGGTAATATGAGTTTATACGAGAATATCCGAAAACGTCGAGCAAGCGGAAAGCCTATGCGTAACAAGGGCGACAAGGGTGCGCCTAGTAACCAAGACTTTGTTAATGCGGCTAAAACCGCGAAGAAGGCAAAGGGTGGTATGATAAATAAAGGCTACAAGAACGGTGGCTGTGTTATGGCTGGTCGCGGTGGGAAATATAAAGGCGGAATGTAATGACAACTTCTGGGTCAAGAGATTTCAATCTCGATGTAGCTGAACTTATCGAGGAAGCATATGAGCGGTGCGGCATAGAAGTACGCACAGGCTATGATGCCAAAACTGCTCGTCGCTCTTTGAATCTCATGTTTGCAGAATGGGCCAACAGAGGATTGAACTTGTGGACTGTTAAGTCTCATACGATTGATCTCACGCAGGGGCAGGCACAAGAAACTCTTTCGGACAATGTAGTTGATCTACTAGATGTT